CAAAGAAGTAGATTAACAAATCAACCTAGTTGAGTAGCTTGTCCCAAATCATAGGCGCGATTCTTCCAACCCTTAGCAAATACTTTCAATTTTGAATTGTTGGCAATCAATCGTTGATAGAAAGCCCACACTTCATTACAATATGCAGTGAGAAGTGTTTGTTCATCATCACCATCGTGGCATGCGTTAATGGCATTGTAAGAGGCATTACCAAGATTACCATCAGTCGTCAAGTTAAGACCAAAGGCCTTGTTGACTGCCGTCTGAAGAAGAATGTGAGAACGTTTTGCTCCCATATTAACTGCAAGATCAAAAGTTTTTGTTGCGATAGTTTGATCAACAAAACGTTCATAACCGTACGGATCCCACCAAAATTGACGATAAATTTCTTGTGCTTGTTCAACAGTCATGTTGGCAATATCTTCTACGTCAACGTCACCATCGCCATCAAAATCACCGGCTTCCAAATGATCTGCCAGAAAGCGAATTGAAATTCCATAATTTGTAACACCACCCGGATCATTAGGATTGTTTACGTAACCACCCTCATGTCTCAATACGATCGGAATTGCTTGTTCAAAAGTTGCCATTATATATCTCCTTTAGGGTATGAAATATTTAGTTGAAACCACCCTAAAACAAGAGGAAAATATATTTCTCCAATACGAAAGGAATCGCATGAACTCCATACTCTTTGCAGGTACATCCAATCCTTCACTCACTCAAAAAGTGACTCGTATTCTGAACAAGGATACTTCTGCTATGGGTGGTATTCAAACTGGTCGCGTAGAACTGTCCAAATTTAGTGACGGTGAACTTCGTGTTGAAATTCACAACAACGTTCGAGGCAAAAAAGCTTTTATTCTTCAATCAACTTGTTCACCAACGAACGACACAATTATGGAAATAATGTTAATGGCTGATGCACTTCGACGATCAGCTGTTAAGCGAATTATTGCTGTTATTCCTTATTTTGGGTACGCTCGACAAGATCGTCGGCCTGGATATTCACGTGTTCCTATTTCCGCCAGTGTTGTTGCAGGAATGTTGCAAAATGTTGGTATTAAACATGTATTAACAGTTGATTTGCATGCCACACAAATTCAGGGCTTCTTTACTATTCCTGTTGATAATATTTCAGCCACTCCTCTATTTGTTGGAGACATTTACAAGAATTGGATGAATGAAAATCCAATTGTTGTATCACCAGATGTGGGTGGTGTAGCACGTGCACGTGCAGTTGCAAAACAACTGGATAATATGGATCTAGCAATTGTCGATAAGAGACGTCCAAAGACCAATATTAGTGAGGTTATGAATATTATTGGTGATGTAAAAGATAAAACGTGTATTATTATTGATGATATGGTTGATACGGCCGGAACACTCGGCAAAGCTGCTGATGCTTTGATTGAAATTGGTGGTGCACGACGAGTAGTTGCTTATGCGACACATGGTGTGTTGTCTGGTAAAGCAAGAGAAAACCTTATTGCTTCAAAACTGCAAGAGTTGATCATTACTGACACAATTCCACTGCCCGAAACGTTTTCAAAAGTTCGACAAATTTCAATTGCCGGATTGCTTGCTGAAACAATTTCACGCATTGATGACAAACGATCAGTTAGTGAAATTTTAGACTAGTTGAATTTGAGGTAAATTACATATATAGTAATGACTAATTTATGTACTTTTAGAATTATTTAATTTATCCAACTTTGGAGTATTATCATGCGTCGAGTTAAAAAGATTTAGATTCATTCTGGATTCACGTAGGTTCGCGCTCGCGATCCTCCGCAATCTCAATGTCGTTTCGGTTCCACACCTTTAACCATGACATTAGGAGATTGCAAATGAAGTTTATTCTTGAAACAAGAGATCAATTTTTACAGTATCGCATAGCATTTCAACAGCTGTCTACCGCTCGTATTGCCACTTCAGAAGATTATGTATTATATAATCTTCTTCGTAATAAGGACGCAACGCGTGGTTTCACGCCAATTGTAAATCCACGGAAACTCACGGCTGAGGCTGGCACACCAGATCCGTACCGTAGTTGTCATCGAGCAAAGCGTGCTTTGTTCTACAACATTAAAAATCGAAAGCATCAAAAAGATTGGTACATCAGATATGGTGCAATTAATGGTTCTACTATACCACTATGTTTAAAATATGGTGATATCGTGACCGAAGAAATGTGGGATTGCATCGCTCAATCTGAAGGAGTCACCAAATGACTTAGGAAAATCCTTACACATATGTCTTTGTACGTCAAGATCTCACACTTCCTCAACAAATTGTGCAAGCATCTCATGCAGCACTAGAAGCTGGTTTCCGATTTCAAAAGCCAGAAGAAACATCCTTCATCGTGTTAATTGGTGCAAAGAACGAACAGGAGTTGCATAAAATTGCTAAACATCTCAGTCGACATAAAATTGAATTCGAGATGTTTTTCGAACCAGATTATGATACGGGATATACGGCAATTGCAACACAACCATTATATGGTGATCAACGCAAATGTTTGCGAAAATATCAATTATTTCAAGGAGAAGCTAATGGTTGACTTTTGGGTTAGCTTTAAGTATTATCAATGCACCCAACTGCTAAATAATATCATGTCAACAAAACAGAGAGATAAATTATGAGTGTACATCCACAAATCCTGCAACTGGACAAGGCTGGTGAACCAATGCGTTGGATCACCTACGAAGATGCTGCGTATTACTACGCCAAGGGACTTATTGCGTGGTCAATCGGAGAGGATGGCTTTACGATTTGGGGCGGCCGGTCACGCTTGACAGGAGATCGTTCGTTCATGGATATGAATACGATCATTGCTATTGATGGTGATATTCGATCCAATCATCTTCATCGTACACCCAATCTGACAAATCGCGCGCTGTTCCGTCGCGACCACAACTTGTGTGCTTATTGTGGTGAAACATTCAAGGTTCTCGACTTGACACGTGAACACGTTGTGCCAATTTCGAAAGGTGGTCCAGACAAGTGGACAAACGTGGTTACGTCTTGTGGTGGGTGCAACAAGTTGAAGGATGACCGCACTCCTCAGGATGCAGGCATGAAACTTTTGTATGTGCCCTATGCACCAAATCGTGCAGAGCACTTGATTCTTATGAACCGTGAAATTCTTGCGGATCAAATGGAATTCTTGATGGCGCGTGTTACCCCAAATTCACGGTTGCGCAATCCACCTAAGAAGCACTAAAATAAGAGCGTCCGAAGACGCTCTTATTTTATCCCCTAGTTGACATTATCGTAAAGGTTGTATGTTGGAATGGTAAGTAGCAATAAAAGGAGACCCTTATGCTTCCAGAGCTATTTGTACTTGTCGCAACAATCATTGCACCAATCACAGGTAGTACAAATTTCTCAACGACTACTATAGAGATATCAAGTCTGTCGTTTGAAGAGTGTAAAACACAGAGGCGTGAGATGTATAACGAAGCACTTAAAAACAAGTTTCGTGTTGTCGCAAAGTGTGTTCGTCAACAATAAAATAGTAGTATATGCGAGCATCCGAAGACGTTCTTATTTTATCCCCTAGTTGACATTATCGTAAAGGTTGTATAAAATTCAAGACTAATGTATAAATAACTGAATGCGGGTGTGATGTAATGGTAGCCTGAAACCTTGCCAAGGTTTATGCGAGAGTTCGATTCTCTCCACCCGCTCCAAATGATTCCTGACCTCAAACTTTTTGTTCAAACTCCTGAACAACTTTATGTGAATGTCGCAAAATTCAATGCAGACGTACTACGTACGGTATTGAATTCCAATTGGAAAATCGGACAGGATATATATAATGCTTGGTGTGCCGCCTTCTACAAATCGTAATAGCAAACCCCACTGGTATCGTCAATATCTTGGCGAATGTCCAGTTTGTGGTAGTGATAAATCCTACAAAGAACGTGTTTACGGCCAAAAACCAGCAAGTCCATCTCAACGATATGTTCAACTCTCCCAGCAGGAAACTTTTGACTGGTGTGTTTAATAAAACTTTAATATTTCCTTAATAAAACTTTAATATTAATAGGGTATACTTACCAGCCGCTGCATTCCAGCGGATAACTGGGAGATCCCTAATGAAATTTGTCATACCCCTTCTAATCATGCTACTTTCTGCTTGTGCCACACAAAAATCTACACCTGTTGTTGACCATTCCATTCAAATTGAGAAACCAGTAGTTCGTTCTCGAGCGGGTGGATGCGAACAAACTGGTGGACCATCAAGCAGCAGATGTCGATAGTTCTTGACCTTACCTAATCAGAGGGCAGACAATAGATCTGCCCTTTTTTAGGAGAATAAAAATGGAATTAGAAACATATGTCCAAGGAGCGATCCGCACAGAGAGTAAAATTCAAACCGCACAAGTTCACGATCTCTTCGCATTTATTGCAGTGCTTAAGGCGTTTATCGCTTCAGCTCAACTTCTTGATTTGTATAAGAAAAACATCTTTTACAAGAAACCTATCAATGAAGAAAAGTGGGTGATTACGAAACAATTGCTCGAGCAAGCTGTTAGTGAAATTGTTCGCGGCGCATATTTGCCGCTTTCTACTACACCCTGTGATGTAATTGGTACAGATCCTAGGTTGCTTCATTCGCTTATTGGCATTGCAACAGAAAGTGGTGAATTAATTGAAGCTCTTTTGAAACAAGTACTTGGTGAGGCAACGTTGGACATAGTCAATGTTCAAGAAGAATTTGGTGATCTTGGTTGGTATCAAGCGATTGGTGTAGATGCTATGATGGCTGACTGGAATCAAATTCTTGAAACCAATCTCGCCAAATTGAAAGCTCGTTACCCTGAAAAATTCACTAGTGAAAATGCAATCAATAGGGACCTTGACAAAGAACGAGATATCCTAGAAGGTAAGGCTTAACCAAACAGTTTGTTGGAGGGTAAAATGGTAGGTCAAAAGATTAATGGCAAGCGCGCGCAAAAATTGATTGAGAAAGGTGCAAAGCTGTACGATGTACGTTCTCCCATTGCGTTCCGAGATGGCACTCTACCTGGTGCTTTGAATTTGTCCCTTCGACAGGTTTCTACTCTAATTTCTTTACCAAAGACTACAAAATTGATTTTCTTTGGAGATTCAAACGAAGATGAAAATTTGAAGTGCATCATGAACTACGTTATTCAATTTGGTTTTATTGACGTGTATTGTCTCGGGTCTAAGGATAATTGGGATCAATGACAGCACAGGAATGGCTTAACGCAGTATACGAAGCTCCTACCAAAGAGGAAACATATTTACTGCGTCAAATGATATCTGATGTAATGGATCTCTATGATCAAGCTGCAAGATCTAGTTTAGCTGGTGAACCAACTCGTTACATTTTAGATCAGCTTGATGATTACTTTCGCCTTGCCGATCCTTCTCGTATGCCAATTATTCAAGCTGTTGGACTACTTCGCACAGCATTTACAGCTCGACTTGCTCTCCCCAACTGGATTTCTTTCCGCGACAAAGCATACGCAGCGTACGAATCTCAAGGTGATAACATGAAAGAGATCTTCGTTGGACTATTCGACAAGCCCCCCCGCGATTGATTACAAACGACTTCTCCCAGTTTTCCCTGCAAGGTATAAATACCTTTGCCTACATTTGAAGGCATTTGAGTGTACGAGATATGAACATCTCCAACAAAATAATAGTAATTTCTCCAGTTAGACCTCTCTGTAGTTCCCTGCCAGTCCAACACTTGTACTCTAATAAAATCACTAGGAGGGCTAGTCATGTCCAAGAGAAGGAAGACATCAAAACAAAACGAACTTTTCGATCTTACCGAAGCACTGGTTCGCAATGGTAAGGCAATAGATCAGGGACCAAAACGAAAGACTTGGACAATACACGATTTGAGACAAATAAAACCATTAACAGCAACACAAGAAGAAATGTTCCATGATTTTATCATGGGAAAAAATATTTGTGCATATGGATCGGCTGGCACTGGAAAAACATTCATAGCATTGTGGCTAGCATTAAACGAACTTCTCCGTAAAGAAAGTGGTGTGCACCGTATAATCATTATTCGTTCTGCTGTGCCTACACGAGATCAAGGATTCTTACCAGGTACATTAGAAGAAAAATCTGCAGTGTATGAAGCGCCGTATCGTGATATGATCCATGACTTTTTCGGACGGTATTCAACGTACGATGACATGAAAGCAACTGGTGTTATCGAATTCTGCACAACATCATATTTGCGTGGTCTTACTTGGGATAACGCAATTGTAATTGTTGATGAGGGACAGAACATGCGCTTTGATGAGATCAACACAATCATGACAAGAGTTGGTAAGTACACTCGATTAATTTTTGTTGGAGATTTAACACAAACTGATTTGCATCGAGCAAACGATTGTTCGGGCATGATTGATTTGCTAAAGATTCTTCCTTCATTACCTTCCTTCAATACAATTCGATTCACTCACCACGATATTGTTCGAAGCGAATTTGTGAAACAGTGGATTGTTGCAACAGAAGAACAACGAAAGTAGATTTTTGCATAGGGTCGTAGGATAATTGATATATCCAAAGGGTATATCATGACCGATCAAACAACTTTAGGTGATCGTATAAAAGCATACGAAAACACCTCACAATCTACTTTACTCCGCCGAACGCCAATCATTATTCGCGTCGACGGTCGAGCATTTCATACATTCACAAAACGTTTAGTAGCAACTCGTACTGGCGAGGCCTGGTCTGATCGCAAAATTGAAGATCCTTCGCTGGCCACAAGTCCATTTAGTGATGTTATGCATGAAGTTATGTCGAATACTGCTGCAACTTTGTTAAATCAAATTCAAAATTCTGTATTTGTTTATACACAAAGTGATGAAATTTCTATTCTGTTACGTGATTGGGATAGACTTGAAACACAACAGTGGTTTGGTGGTACTCTACAAAAGATAGTTTCTTTGTCGGCAAGTATTGCCTCAACTGCTTTTAATTACCACCTGAATCGACATACTAATCCTCGGTCAATTCAAGATTTAGCATTATTTGATGCACGCGCTTTCAATCTTCCAAAAGAAGAAGTAACAAATTACTTTATTTGGCGACAACAAGATGCTTCACGCAACAGTGTTAACATGATTGGGCGTTTTTATTTTTCACAAAAACAAATGCATGGAAAGAGCAATAGTCAAGTTCAAGATATGCTAATGCTAGAACATGGAGTAAACTGGAACGATATTCCTACGTGGCAAAAAAGAGGAATATGTGTATATCAACGTCCTGATTGGAATTCGTTTATGTCATTTTCACGATCTAATATCGACGAGGATATTCCAATATTCACACAGGATCGGCAATACATTGAGCGACACCTAAGTGCACCAGATGATATTATCACCAGTGCTGGTTCCCTTGTTAGCGTTGGGGATCGGTGGACAGAACCTTCGGGTGAAATTATACAATGGGATGGTGCTCAGTGGAGATCTATTCATGACTGATAAGTCATTTGTATATGAAAATACAGAAGTAAAGAAAACAGGACGCCAAGCAAAACGAACACTTGCTTCAAACAAAGAAGAAACGCTTGTAGAAATTACACCTGTTCACGATAGAGATGGATCGTGGTACAAGTGGGTTCCCTTACGAGTGTTATTTGTTGTGGAACAACCAGAGGATAATAAAAATGACACCTGATCAACAATACAAAAATGAAATAAAAGTTTTAGATCATGGACACGTGCGGTTGGTAGATTATATGGGCAACGACTTATCCGTTGTACGAGCAGCTAGAGTAAGTTATGATGCTGAATGGCGCAGCGGAGAAGATGAAGGTAAAGACGCTAAACTAATCAACTACCTAATAAAAAACCGACATACTAGTCCATTCGAATCTGTTACGTTTACTTTTGCAATCAAAGCACCAATCTTTATCTTTCGACAATGGCATAGACATCGTACATGGTCTTATAACGAGCTAAGTGCTCGTTATTCAGAACTACCAGAAGAATGTTACATTCCAACCGTTGATCAAATCACCACACAAAGCGTATCAAGTAAACAGTCGCGCACTCAAGAACAACATCCCAACGCTGACATATACACAGAACTATTGAAAACAAGTTATCAGAACTGTTTTGAGCACTATCACCAAATGCTCAGCGACGGAGTACCACGTGAACTTGCCAGACTAGTTTTGCCGTTAGCGACTTACTCCCATATGTTTGCCACAGTGAATATGCACAATCTTTTTCACTTCTTGGAGTTACGATTGCACCCACATGCGCAATATGAAATACAAGTGTATGCACAGGCAATGTTAGAACTAATACAACCTATAGCTCCCGTGTCAGTGCAAGCATTTCGAACTCACACTCTCAAGAAAGAATGAAAGCGTACATTTACCAAATACGAAACACTATTACCAATAAACGGTATATTGGTAGTTCTTGTAACATTGAACAAAGAAAGGAACGTCACTTGACTGACCTACAACGAGGAATACACCACAATATCTATTTACAGCGTAGTTATAACAAACACGGACCTGAAGCATTTTTGTTTGAAGTCATACAAGAACATGAAATCGTGTCAGAAATGCAGATTCGTGAAGTTGAACAAAAATATCTTGACGTAACCGAATGGGAAGACCTTTATAACATAGGTAAAGGAGCTACCGGCGGGGACAATCGAAGCAACCATCCAAAGAAAGATGAGATCACCAAAAAAGCAAGCGAAACTACTCGGAAGAACAGAGCAAGGATGTCCCCCGAAGAGCGAAGTAAAAAATTCGGACGTCACAAAGAACACAATGGAATGTTGGGGAAAACGCACACAAAGGAAGTCCGTGAACAGTTATCGATCAAAGGAAGGATACGAAATAGCAGTGCAAAGCGGTTAGGCAAAAATAACACGGAACTATTTGGAGCTGAAAAGGCAAAACATATCAGCGAGAAACTATCGGCCGCTGGACAGTTACGCACAGGTTCTAAAAATCCCTTTTACGGAAAAAAACATACGGAAGACATGAAAGAGCGTTGGAGAATCAAAAGGAAACAGCGTCACGAATGCATGACCGTGTTAGACAAGTTGAACCATCCACAGTATCAACCGATTCTTGTTAATGGTAGATTATTTCTCGGATGCGCCGAGGCGGCAAGGTACTTAAGTTGCACACCTGGAAACGTTACATATAAACTGAACTCTCCCAAATATTCAGGTTATCGACGGATTACAAAAGAAGAAGCACTTGCATATCTTCAAACACTTTCGATTATGAAGGCAAAAGACGTTGTGGATGTTAACGATTTCAAATATGAGGATTTCGTTGTAGAAGATTATAAATCACATCCTACAATTAAACTGGACGTAGCAGTATAAGTTGACTTGTTTTTTGGATTAGGGTATAGTTGCAACTTCTTCAATTGGAGATGGCCATGGCAAAAATTCGCACTCCACAACAAATTGCACAAGATCTTCTCGTGTTCGGGATTGATTATGTTCCTTTTGACGAAGTAATTCAAATGCTGCGTGCTGCAGACGATCTCTATCATAACGACTCAGAAAGTTTTCTTGCAGACGATGAATACGATGAAGCCCGTCGATTTGCCCAACGGAAAGAACCATCCCATGCTTATTTTCTTGGTACGGGAAGCAAAACTCGAGGCGGAAAAGTCAAACTACCTTATCCAATGGGTTCATTGACGCAAGTGTACGATGGTGAAACATCGAAGTGGATTGCTCAAACTAATACAACAGCAATGATGATTGTCGCCTCTGACAAACTTGACGGTCTCAGTGCACTTCTTGTATATGATGAAAATGGTAAATTTCAGATCGCCTACTCTCGTGGTGACGGTATTGAAGGTGCCGACATAACTCGTCATATATCTTTGATTCCTTCAGTTCCGACTGAAGTTCGTGGAAAGAATTTAGTCGTGCGTGGTGAAGTGATCATGAAAAAGAGCAACTTTCCCAAGGCTCAAGCAGTCAAAACTCGCAGTGGTCAACTGTACAAAAATCCTCGTAATATGGTTGCTGGACTAATGAATAGTAGCAGCAATCCTGATATGATTTATCCTTTGCTTGATTTTGTTGCTTACGAGATCGTTGCATGTAGTAATCAGAAATCAACAGCATTTGATGAGCTTCAACTCAAACATGGTTTCCTTGTACCTGGATGGCAAAGTTATCGCGGTGATGAATTAACAGATCAACAATTATCTGCTCGTCTTAACGATCGACGCAAAGACTCTGTATACGAACTTGATGGACTCGTGCTTGATATCAATGATAGTGACATTCGTCAAAAACTTGGATATGAATCAAACTCACTCAATCCTAAGTTTGCTCGGAAATATAAAATTGCCGATGTTTCTAACATGGCAGAGGCAGCTGTACTAGAGGTTGAATGGAACGTATCAAAAGATGGTTATCTAAAACCTCGTGTTCAGATTGAACCTGTCGAACTTGTTGGTGTAACTGTTCAATACGCAACGGGATTCAATGCAAAGTTTATTTATGAAAACCAAATTGGTCCAGGAGCCGTAATTAAGATTACTCGCAGTGGTGATGTAATTCCGTTCATTACGGAGGTCATCTCTGCTTCGCCGGTTGATGATTATACACATTGGTTCAATAATCAATTGGAACAGTTTGGAGATTGGCAATGGACAGCCACCAAAGTTGATGCTGTGTTGACTGGCGCAGATTCCAACGAAACTGTTCTATTTGAACGATTGCTTGATTTCTTCAACACGATTGATATTCCAGCAATGAAAGAAGGTAATTTAAAAGAGATCTTTCAAGCTGGTTTTCGTACACCAGAAGATGTTTTGAATTTGACAGGTGCTGAATTGACATCTTTGCTTGGTAAAGCAATTGGCATGAAAATTGGAGTGGGATTGCGTGAAAAATTCACAAACATTCCGATGTATCTTCTGATGGGTGCACATCCTGCGTTTGGTCGTGGCGTTGGTGTTCGGAAGATGAAAAAATTGTATGAGGCATTCAAAGGTGATATTGAAATGCTTCGTTATCCGTTAAACATTGTGGCGGTTGATGGATTTGAAGATAAAACGGCTTCAAAGATCGCAAATGGTTATGATCGATTTCAACAATTTTTGCTTGATACAAAAGGAATTGTTACTGTAGCACCATATGCGGATGTATCCGGTGGTGCATTGGGTGGGTTGGTGATCGTATTCACAGGTTTTCGTGATAATGATCTTGAAAAAGCCATTGAGGCTGCTGGTGGCAAGATTGGCTCGTCTGTAAGTAAGTCAACCAGTATTCTGGTTGCTGAGGATCCAAGTAGTACGTCTGGTAAGGCTGCAAAAGCCCGAGATCTAGGTGTGAAAGTAATTTCTCCAACAGATATGCGAGCAATGGTATGAAAGATCCAAGACAGATGACTCCAGAAGAACGAGCTGCGTTTCAGGAGCAGCTGCACGAGTTTAATAAGATTCGTCAAGAAGTTCATAATGCACAAATTGCAGCCGCTATAACGCAGAATGAAATTGACAAAAGTCCTTCACGGTTCTGTGACTTTGCTGTCATTGTGGCAGTTGATCAGCATCGAGGAATTGCAAAAAATGGTGAAATTCCTTGGTATTATCCTGAAGATGTTCAATGGTTTAAGAATCACACTTCTAACCATCCTTGTGTGATGGGGCGACTTACCTATGAAGATATCAATAAGAGACTTGGAGATAAGGCAAAAGAAAGTGTATTACCTGATCGACAGTGTTTTGTTATTTCCCAAACACTGGAAAGCTTGCCCAATGCAACTGTCATCAAAACACTGACTGAAATTGAAAAACATTTGGTTGATCAACCACGACAAACAGTATTTGTGATTGGTGGAGAACGGCTATTCCGTGAAGGCATATCTAGAGCAAATACAGTCTACTTAACTGTGATTGATAAAGATTACGAATGTGACAAATATTTCCCTGTGGAATATCTTGACAAGCATTTTAAGTTAACTCAAACATTCAAACCAAAAACAGAAATGTCCAATGAGCTACGGTTTTTAGTTTGGACCAAAAAATAGCAGGGTAAGTTGTCCACTAACCCTGGTTGTTGTACAATATTTGCACTATGACACAATTACTAACACGAGATCAATTCCGCGAAAGAGTATTCACACGGGATACCTACCTCTGTGTGTTTTGTACTTTACCTGCAGTTGATGCACATCACATTCTCGAACGTCGATTGTGGCCTGATGGTGGCTACTACATAGACAACGGAGCAAGTGTGTGTCAAGAGCATCATCTTGCTTGTGAGCGGACGGACATTACAGTTGAAGATGTCCGTCAAGCTTGTGGCATTGAGAAACCTACGCTCCCACCTCATTTGTATAATGATACCAGGTACGATAAGTGGGGCAATGTCATTCTAGATGATGGTCGCCGACTTGCGGGTGAACTTTTTAATGATGAAAGTGTACAAAAAATCCTCGCACAACATCTGCATGAATTTGTCAAGTACGTTAAATATCCTCGAACATTTCACTTACCGTGGAGCCCAGGCATGCACGATGATGATCGTATGATGTCTGACGTTAATATTTTTGAAGGTAAGCAAGTAATCGTGATGGAAAAATTGGACGGTGAAAACACAACAATGTACAATGATTATATTCATGCTCGCAGTGTTACATCGGGTGGACACGGATCACGTGATTGGATCAAAGCCTTTCACGGAAGACTATGCTATAACATTCCAGACGGATGGCGAATCAACGTCGAAAACGTGTATGCAACACATTCAATCAAGTACACAAATCTTGACACGTACGGATATGGGTTTGCAATTTGGGATGAAACAAACCACATTCTCGACTGGAACACTACGTTGGAGTGGTTTGATTTGGTTGGAATTACTCCTTGTTCTGTTATATATTGGGGTGTTTATGACAAGAATGCAATTCAAGCGGCATATGAAGCAATAAAAAAGGACCATGAATCAGAAGGTTACGTCATTCGAGTAGATGGACGTTTCCACATGCGCGAATTTCGCAACATGGTTGGTAAATACGTACGCAAAGGCCACATTCAAACTACGAAGCATTGGATGTACGGACAACAGATAGAACCGAACGAGCTTAAGCCTGGATTAACAGGTTTTGAAAAAATTTAATGAAACCAAAAACGAAAAAAGAAGCGTATCTTCAAGAACGCTTCAAAGCTGAAGAGAATCTTCCGTACGAAATTGAACGAGATGTTCGTATTGGAAAGCGTGTGTGGAAACGACAGACACAAAAACTTAACAGACAACTTGGAAAAGAAGCATTAACACAGGAATTAAAGGACTCATGAAATTGGAAGATTTGTTAGAAGCTGCCATGAAAGGCACATATGCAGGCGCGAAGTTTGATACAGAAACAAATCGTGCAATATGCAAGTACCTTCACGACAATAAAATTCCCACATCCGTAAAAATAGATAGACTGCACACTACACTTTTGTACAGTCGCAGACATCTTCCAAATTACAAACCAGCTGGCAAGTATGATAAGCCGTTGATTGCAAAACCTCTTGAATTTGACGTTTGGAAAACTCGTCCTCCTGTGGGTGATGAACCATCAAATTGTCTTATATTACACATCTCTTGTCCAGAATTGGAAAAGCGCCATAAAGAGCTAATGAAACAACATGATGCTCAATATGACTATGATGAATATCATCCTCACATTACTCTATCATATAATATTGGAAAGCTTGACGTAAAGAAATTGCCATCGTTTAAAGATGCTGTGAAGGAGATCAAAATTGTTGAAGAATATGGGGAAGATCTCGACCTCGCCTGGGCTAAAAATAAAGGCGTAAAGAAGGGAAGTTGACGTTTGTTTCCATTTAAGGTATAAATAACTCAACACTGTAATTCCTTAAAGGGGAAAGCATTGCGGACCCGAGTTCGATTCTCGGCTTCTCCACGAATGTTGTAGTTATGGGGATGACATGGTTTCGACGTGGTGAAATAACTGGCGAGGCAGTGCGAGAGACGTCTGACGTAATCAGCGTAAATTTGCTAAACGCAAACGATGAAACGTACGGTTCGCCGTACACTGTTGAGGAACTCTACGGAGTAGCTGCCTAACGGTAGCATTGCCTCAGCCGAGCGTGACTGCTTGGGAACAGGAAACGTCAAATCGAGAGAGGCTTCGGCCTCTCTCTTTTCGTCCGTACACGAATATGACAATAAATATAAGTTTATTGGAGCACCACGTGAAACTTATTGAAGTTAAACAGAAACAGACATCGGCTCCTGCTGGTTCAATCACTGCTGTTATGGGCCCACAACCATTGCATATTGATGGTAATTTCAGTTGCGGCAGAACCAAGATAACATCACTTGCTGGTGCACCACAACATGTCGGTGGTAGTTTCTATTGCAGCGACAACAATATAACATCACTTGCTGGTGCACCACAACATGTCGGTGGTGGTTTCTATTGCAACGGCACCATGATAACATCACTTGCTGGTGCACCACAACAGGTCGGTGGTAATTTCTATTGCGAGAGAACCAAGATAACATCACTTGCTGGTGCACCACAACATGTCGGTGGTAATTTGTATTGCAGCGACAACAATATAACATCACTTGC